GTAATGTCCGAAAACTCTTCACGAAAGGTTGATTCGTCAATTAGTGCCCTGAAAGAAGTCCTTGAATCATATGCTTTTAAGCATGGGTAGTCCAAAAGTGCAGAACGAACAACAGTTGTTAATCTATCTCGCATTAATGTCGTCTCTGCAGTTCCTTCGGTTCTAACCCAAACGTAAGTCCTCATGTTGTACGAGACTCGATACAGGGGGTCTGGCCCGGCAAAACCAATTCTTTCCATTTGTCCAGTAGATAGAGCGACGGTAATTATCGAAGGCCAATGGTCTATGGCCAATGGCTCATGGGCCAGGTAGTCCTCTGGGTCAGGGAGTTGTCCGGAGTGAAGGTTCCAGCCGTTTCTGTACCTAACCAGTCTTATCGGTATGTCTTGCTGGAGATATGAATTTACATATTCTTTTGCAAAGTGAACGCCATTCATTAAATCGCTCATATAATTTTGCTTCCCTCGGTGACATAGCGAGCGACAGCTTTACCCATATCTCTGTCAAAATCTTTGGGAACAAAAATTATTTTTCTAGCTGGCATGTTTTCAGTTCCGTATTGATGGAACTTTGGAATTTTTCCAACAACACCAAATACTGCTTCGTGGTCACTTATTGAATTTACTGGACCTTTGGTTAAGTTGGATACGCTGCGAAACAATTCTCCGGTTTGCACCAATGGTGGGGCGCCTGGGTATCTCATTGCTTTCCATGCTGCGTATTGTGGGTCAAGCGGTGGCCAGGCACCGCGAAGCATTGCTTTTGCGGACATTGCTCCCATGGTCGTAAAGTTTTCAGAGTAAACGCGCTCGAGCTTTTCTCCAGCGTGTCTTAGGATTGGACTGAAATCGTTCATGCGGTCAAGCATGTTGTCGAGCCTGTCTTTTGCCTCATCAATATCTATTCTGATGATTACTTTGTATTGGACAGCTCCGCCCACTATTAAACCCTTACTCTGCGGTATTTTCTTACTGCCATAAGTTCAGAATCAAGGAATCCAGTAACCAGTGGCCCGGTGTTCCTTGTGTTTAGGTCTTTAACGGATACTACGTCATCGTGCATATTTTGCATCTCTCTGCTGGCGGCACGCAAAATCATCAACTTAAACACCGGAATTGTTGAGCCGTCCAATCCCGCTTCATACGTTACTGTAACCAAATCGTCTGCGTATCCGTAATAATAGTCAACCCCATATGGGCGAGTTACATAGTCTGTCTCTTCTTCAAGAACTCGCTCTTCACCAAAAAGCGGTTTTACTTTTATTTCCGTAATTGACGATATTGGTGTATTTTTAAAATAAATTGCTGGGGGTGGAGAAGCCCATGTGGTCATGTCGTATTTTGGACTGCTTTCGAAACCGTAGTTATACGTATTATCGTTTGCTGTAAGGAATGTGCTCATCGGAATTCCGGTGTGAGACGAAGTGAGACGATGTTCTTCCGTGTATTCGGAAACTTCAATCGGTCTTTTTAGATAGCCCTCAAGCTCGCTCTGCAGTCCGGCAAGAATCATTGTCGCGGCGTCTTCTTGCCTCGCAGTAAGCGAGATGTCCATATATGTTTTGATGTCAAAAATAGATGCGAGCATTTCGGCCTCTCGTCAAATGATGCAATAAATTGCTGATATTAAATTTTAACATTAAACACGTATCCCCCTTGCCAACACTATGTGCTAGCTTCTGGGTATGGCCGAGGAAGCAAAAATTGTTCGAATTCCTAAGGAAAAACAAAAAGAACATGTTGTTGACATAATCAACCATGTATCTGAAATTCTTTACTATTTTTTCGAGGAAAATGAAGAACTAGAGAATGAAGAGCAACTCGAAGAGTTCGTGCTCTTCGTTTGGGATATTGCCGTTTTGTGCATGGGTTCTCTCAATATGAGAATCGTCGGCGAAACAAAAGATGGAAAAATTCTGGCTGAAATTTCTCCAGTTGAAAGCGTTAAACAAATGCTGATGGAGAAAAGTATCGGTGAAGAGGGTGAAGCCTATTATGAAGATGACATTGACGAAACAACGAGTGATGGCGCAGAAGTAGACCTTGGCGATTGGGAATCAATTTTTACTAGCTAGGTAAATTACTTAGCCCGTTTGCGCGGCTTCGTTGGCTTTTTTGCCCCACGTGCTTTCTTGGCCGTACTCATAGTCCCACTACGTCGACCAGCATTTGCAATCGTCTTTTCACGCTTCAACTGAGCTGGAGTCTTTGGGGTCGCTTTTCTTCTTCCGCCAGGACGTGAGGTTGTCATTCTTGGACGGATGCTTTTGCCATATTGCTTGGCTATATTGACTTTATCCAGGTCGTCCTGACCGCGTATTTTTCTTGCCGGTTGGTTACCGTAAGATACTGCGCCTTTTTTTGACATCCGGTCATAGAAGCGTTTTTGCGCATCCATAAATTTTCTTGGACTCGTCCTTCCAAGGTATGTTCCACCACCAACTGGGTCAAGTTTTTTGCGAATTGCCTTGTCCTCGCTAGCACTAATAAACGTGCGGCCTGGATTCGCTCCTCTGTATTTTACGTGCTCTTCAGCAACTGTACGTTTCGCAATTCCATCTTTGTCTTTTGCAAGTTTTACACGCTTCGATTTTGTGTAAACCCATTTACCGTTGGCCCCCCTCTTGCGGCGAGAGAGATTGATTCCCTCCATGGAATACTGAGCCAGTGTTCCCATGTCACCGAATTTTCGTTTCTTTATGTCTGCAGCACTTACACCAAAAAATGTTTGAGCTGCTTTTACGTTTCGTGCCAAAGTCTTCGAGTCACGGTCGGTAAGTTTTCGCCCACGACGCTTGAGGTCAGCCTCGACATCTTGGAGGCTGACAATTTGATTCAGAATATATGCGGCGTCATCAGAAATGTCAGGGCCGTACCGTACACCAGGCATGTTGCTCCTTAAGCTCTATAAAAATATAGCAGAAAAAAATGTTCTTTATCTGTCAGGATTTGGCGGAGATTCAATAACCATCTTGTCCGATACCGGAAGAGACGATGGAGCCTCTATTGGAACCCATGCTTTGGCGTAATTATGTTCTTTGATTTTCCTTGCTTTTAGGACACTTCCGTCAAGCATTAATGAAAGCTCTTCGTTTCTCATTGAAAGTAACTCATTAAAGTCGCTATCTCTGTAGTCTCCGGAGCGTTTTGCTTTTCTAATTATTTCCGATGTTTTTGCAGCCACAACAGTTGAACGCCCACGATTAAGGCGCAAATGCATAATCATTGCATCTATTTGGTTAACGTCATGAAAAACAACTGGAATCTTTCCGTCAAGTTGTTCATATATATCGTCAATATTGCTTGCAAGAAGAAATCTTTCAGAACCATCAATTATTTCATTAGACGAGCGCCTTACATGAATTGGTTGAATGAAACCAAACTCCATAAGTGAGCCAGAAATGATAAGAAGTTCTGGTCTGAGGACATATGTTGCGCGCCAACTTGGAACCACGAGCAAGTCCATATCTACATATTCAATATTAATAGCCATCGCCGTAAAGTTCCTGTTCTAGGTCCGCTGTTCGTATGGTGTGGGCTTTTGTTCTTGGCCCGACTGGTGTTGGTGAGTTTACGTCAATTTCGTTAAGCATCAAGTTCCTTATAAGCCAAGCAACCGGGTAACCATGCGGGTCGGTTAAGTGTTTTTTGCGAAACTTAGAAACGAATACTCGCGCCTCCATCTGCCTGCGTGAGCCAACTAGGTATTTATCAATAAAGGCCGAGGCACCAGCAAATCCGTCTTTGGCATAAGAGGCGATAACTTTTTCTACGTCGTACTCTGGCCACACTCTACGCTGAGCATCAATGTATGGGAAGCATTCATAAAGACGGTCGTAGAATTCTGGCTCTGTTGCAATCACATCACCTATCCGTCTGATTGCCGTGGCGTGTAGCGGTATTCCTATTCTTGTGTTGCTACCCGTAGCAACAGCTAGGTCATAGTATTCACAGTAATCTGCGCCGTGTTCCTCGATTATAAATTTAAATACATCGTTTGTGTTCCAGTCATAAATTATTTTTGCAAACTTTAGTGGTATGCCGCGCTTCAGTTTGTATGGCGTAACGATGTAATTTTCATGAAGCTTTTGGACAATTGAGCGGTAACGAACCATTGATTCGCTGGCGCGAACCCCAGTTAGAAAAGCAACGTTTCCCTTCTTTCCCTGCATTGTGTAGTAATCGGTCTGCTCTGGCAGCGATACATCGTGATTCAACCCAAAGTGTTTTCCAGTAATTGCCCATGGTGGAATCTCCCTGACAAGACGGTCCTGTTTTCGTCTCTGGTCACTCCATAGCAGCGTCGTTATTCTGTGCCCAAGAACCCAAACTTCTGCTGGATATGGTAAGCAATACCACTCCATATCGACCCAGTCATAATTTCGAACTTGTTCTACATATTTGACTACTGCAGGACTAACCATTTCTTCGTCACGAAAAATCACCTTCACTGGACCAAGCCCGCGCTCTTCGTGGATTTCTTTTGCAAGATACAGAACCGCTGTTGAGTCTTTTCCTCCGGAGAACTGCACACAAACGGTGTCGAACGTGTCGTATACGTGACGAATGCGTTCACGTGCTGCATCAACACAGCTCATATCCAAAAAGAGTCGCTGTCTAGTCATTATTAACTATCAAATCTCGCAGTGTTCATCAATGAAGTTCATCAGTCTTTCTGCCG